GCACATCAACACGGTGTGGATGCTAAAAAAGAAATGTGGAAACTGCCTGCATCAAGAGTAGCAAGTTACGCTGAAACAGATGCCAAGCTTACACTTGATTTATGGAATGTGTTACGCAGAAAACTATCGTTTGAAAACTGTGACAAGATACTAGACTTAGAGTTATCCTTGTTACCAATTATATTTAATATGAGACAAAAAGGTATACGAGTTGATTTAGACAAAGCAGAAAAAACAAAGAAGATGCTACAACAAAAAGAAGATGTATTGTTAAAACAAGTAAAAGATGAAACAGGAGTGAACATTGAACCGTGGACGGCGACTAGTTTAGCAAAGGCATTTGACTCATTAAGTTTAACTTATGAGAGAACAGAAAAATCTAATGCACCTAGTTTTACAAAACATTTTTTAAAAACACATAAACATCCTATAGCTAAAAAGATATTAGAGATACGAGAGTACAACAAAGCAAATACCACGTTTATAGAAACAATACTTAATCATCAGTACAAGGGTAGAATACATTGTGAGTTTAACCAGTTACGATCAGATGATGGGGGTACAGTAACAGGTAGATTTTCATCTAGTCATCCTAACCTACAACAAGTACCCGCTAGACATCCTGAGATTAAAAAAATGATACGTGGTTTGTTTTTACCAGAAGAGGGTGATAAGTGGGCGAGTTTAGATTACAGTGCGCAGGAGCCTAGATGGTTAATGCACTATGCTTCTTTAACACCTGCTACAAAAGACAATATAAAAGTACAAGAGATTGTAGCTAGTTATAAAAAAGATGATATAGACTTTCATCAGATGGTAGCAGATATGGCAGACATAGATAGGACACTGGCTAAAACTATTAATCTTGGAATTATGTATGGTATGGGCATTGGTAAGTTGGCACATATTTTAGGTGATATACCCTTTGATGAGGCTAAGTCTCTCCGGGCAGAGTATAATGAGAAAGTACCTTTTATTAAAGATATGGCTTCTGCGGTTATGAAGGTAGCTACAGAAAAGGGAGAGATACGAACATTACTAGGTAGAAAATGTAGGTTTCCTATGAGAGAGCCAAAAGGTTTTGGTGGATATAAAAAAGTTATACATATGGATAAGTTAGAAGAAGAATGGCAAAACATATTAGATACACCACTAGAAGATAGAGATAAAGATTGGAGAAAGAAAAACCCAGGTAATTATCAAGTTGCTTTTACATACAAAGCTTTAAATAGGTTGATACAATCATCTAGTGCAGACCAGACAAAAAGAGCTATGATTATCTGTCATAATGAAGGTTTTATGCCTATGTTAACCGTGCACGATGAACTTTGTTTTTCTGTAAGCGAATCTAGTAAGGTAAATAAAATAAAAACTCTTATGGAAAACTGTTTTCCTGAGATGAAGATACCATCAAAAATAGATGTAGAAGTGGGTGACAGTTGGGGCGAATAATTAACTTTTTGGCCATTTGTCAGTCTTCATCATACCACTTAATCTTTCGGCTCTTGTTCTTACTTGTTTACTCCAAGAGCTATCCAACATTTCTTTTGAAGCGTTCTCCCAATCGTGATTACCTATAGCTTCAAAAAACTTTGGCCATTTATTAGGATTAAATCTAGTTCTACCCATATTAAATAACATATCTATAATCACGGCTTGTCTAACTTTACTAAGACCGTTAAAAAATATCCAATCTTTTGCTTCACCTTTTACTCTTTTAATATCGTTTATTAGCATAAAATTTATTTCTTCTCTGGTAATACCAATACCGTCTGCAGCTACATTTCTACCAACACCAATAGTGGGATGACCTACTAAAGTATCACCTGCTTTTATTTCTTTTCCGTTTGCATCATCATATACACGATACTTTACGCCTTCATGTAAGGATATTAAATCTGTTATATTATCCAGTTTTTCTGACATTTTTTCTCCTTGTTTTTCTCTTAGCAAATGTTCTTACATTTGTAGGTTTTTTACCAGGATTGCCTGCGGCTCTTTTTCTTTTTACAGCACTTGTTATTTGAGATTTTGTCATACGTTGAGCCGTAGCTCTTGGAACGCATTTAGGATATTTGCGTTTACTTTTTTTAGTTGACTTTCTACCACAAGCCTGAAACTTACCTTTTTTCTTTGGAGATCCAATATCTACCCAGTCGCCTTTAGAACCTTTTCCAAACCACGCTGTAAGACCACCTGTAGGTTTAGTAGCCATTATGCAGTCCTGTATCCACCACCACGTTTTTTGTACGTACGAACTAACCAAGCATTTGCATAAGCGGAGGGATATACATCAAACTTTCTTTTTGCCTCTGCCTTAACCCTTGCATATAACGCAGGATTAGTTGGCTTTGCTCCTTTTTTCTTGGTAGTTTTTTTCTTTCGTGTAGTGGTTTTTCTTTTAACAGCCATTAAGACTTTTTCACTAGTTTATAACCTTTTTTATTTGCAGCAGCTCTAATCTGTGCAACGGTCATAACTTTAGTTGTTTTCTTTACACCACCTTTGGCCATATATTTACCACCTTTAGCCATCTTGGACATATACTTACCGCCTTTAGCCATTTTAGACATATATTTTCCACCTTTGGCCATATATTTACTCATTTTTTTTCCTGGCATTTACTTCTCCTTTTTATATAGGTTGTTAAACGTAACATCAGAATCGGTGTAACTGTCGTGTATTTCTGCGGTGTGAATATATTGGCTAGGTCTAAAATCTGGTGCACCTTCGCCTGTTGTCCACAAAGCAGGATTAGTTACCCTAACTCTGTTATTAGGTAATGCTACTATATTACCAGTCCAAGAACCAGAGTCAATAAGTTGTAGTACGTGACTCTGCTTATGTTGTGCAGGATCATCTGAGATATAGCTATCTGTATAGTCTACTGTAAACATATATCTGCCCTTATAAAACTCACCACCTATTTTACAAAACCAAGGACTAGAACTTACTCTGTCCATAACAATAATAGAATGACCTCTTGATGAGCAGTCCCAAGGTTGTGCTAGATGTGTATCCATACGCTCTGGCATCTCCTCTAACACTTCGTCAGCAACCAAACTAGTAATTGGCATACGTGCCCACATAGCACCACCGTGAACATTTTCTTCTTCATCAATACCTGTAAATACTACTTGAAAAGATAAACATCGATCAGGGATAGTAGTTACCGCTATGACTAAAGCGTGTAAATACTCACCATGATATTTTATGTGATTGTGTGTAAATTCTTTTCTAACCCACGCTTTAAAGTGTGGGATGTTGGACATTAAATACGACATCCCATAAGACTAACACACTTTATTCTTTTTTACCAGACCCACAATACAAACCAAACCAAGCCGCACCTGCTCCTACTAAAACACTTACAAAAGCAGATTGTGCATTGGTTGGGTCTTCGAGTTGCATAAACCATTCTGTAACTCTAAAGAAAGCTAAACCATATAAGGTTATTAGCAATCTTGGCCATATACGCCACTTATCTAAATTTTCTGGTTTCATATTAATCTCCCTCTATTATTATCCAATTTTCTTTTTCTCTTTTATAATCTAAGTATAATTGTGTATCAGCGTAACCTCTTCCCTCAGACATGCATATTAAAAAATATTTAGGTTCATATAACCTACAAGATTTTTCGTCTCCTTCCACAGAATGTGCCCAGACAAATTTAACCATAACAGCTAAAGCAACACCTATAAAAGCTATTACTACGGTTGCTAGTAAACCATATTTTATATACTCAGCAATTTGTTGTTGTTTTTTCATCTTTGCTGCTTTGGCTTCTTTAATTGCTTGTTTTTTTGCATCAATACGTTTCTTACGTTCTTGTAAGATAAACTCCCAAGTGCCAGGACCAAAACGGAGATTAACCAAGTTACGTAATTCGTTCATTTGTTCACGAGCTAATTTAGCATCTATTACTTCTTGGGCCACATTTTCTACGGCAAAATGATCAACGTTTTTACTGTCTCTAGCTTTAATGACTTGTTGTTCGCCCATCATAGCCTTATCAATATGACCAATAATGTCGCCTATATCGTTAGCGGTTTGTATCTGTTGTTTTACAAAATCTACACTTTTTTTAACTAATGCTATACCAGCGAGCGCTGTGGATATTGGTTCAACCATTGTTCTTCTCAATAAAACGATCTAGCTTTTGCTCTATGCGGATAACTAATTCCTTTATCTCTTTCGTTTCATTTTGAAGCTCTTTCTTAGTTGCGTAATCTTCTCTTGTTCGATTTAACAAGATCTGTAAACGTTTTATTTCTGCAAACATCTTACTAAATGCCCATGCAAATGGTCCAAGGACCACGGTTATGATAACGTTCCACATTAACATTGGATCTATTTGCATTAGTTTATTCCTAGTAATTTGTCTTGTTCTACTTGTTTAAGTGCGTTACTTGCTTGATTAACGATTTGGTTTTTGGTTGGTATTTGTACGCCTGATTTTTCTAATTCTTCTACGCCCGGAGTTATTACTTCTCTTTCTATTGCCTCTGCTCCTGACTCACCAGTATCAGATAAAGATAATGTTGCATATTTTCTAACATTTTGATTTATAAATTCTTTTATCTGCATATTTCTTACACTTAAATCATCCAAACCTGCACCTAACTCTCTTGCTCTTTTTAATTCTCTAGAAGACAATCTAGTTTGTGTAAGAGATTTTAAAACTGTTTCTGTTCGTAATGCTTTTCCTAAAAGAAAAATAGAACTAACTTCACCTAAAAAAGATAATGGAGCAGTTATAGCTCTTAAACCTGCGCCTGCAATAAATGCCGCAGGAGCTAATCCTGCTTGACCTTTAAAAGCTTGATCAGACATTTTAGTTGTGTTTTTTAAAGCTTCTCTTAGTAAACTAATTTGTTCTTTTCCAATAATAGTATCTAACGCACCTGTTTGATTCATTGTGTCTATGTTTTTTAATATTGGATCTGCAAACTTACCTGATTTTACTAAATCGGCACTTATACCATCAGGAAAACCTGCGGATAAAACTTTTTGCATTACATAATCTTTTATTCCTGGTTGATAAACACCCTCTGGACTTACAAAACCCTCCATAGCATCTGCTGCTCTTTTACCTTGGTCTCCTGTTTGTCTTAATTTAGTGATTAGTTTTTGATAAGACTCTGGATTTTTTAATAAACCAGTTGTAATTGTTTCTAAGTTGTCAACCTTACCACTAGACAATGCTTTGAATAAATCATCAGAACTGTCTGCTATAATACTATTTAAATTGTTTTGTATATCTTCAACCATAGAACGTGTGCTTTTTAATGTTAAATTACCTAACGGACTTAAATCTTTTAATGTTGCTTGACCAACAACAAATGAATCATTCATTATGTTTTCTAAAGAATTAAAAGTATCTTTATCAAATACTTTTTTATAAAACTCTCTATTTTTTTTAAACTCACCACTAAAAGAACTAAAATCAAAAGTATCTTTTTGTCTTCCAATACCTGCGGTTAATAAATTTTTCATTTCATTGTTTGCTATTTTTTCTTTTACACCATTAATAAAAGCAGAGGGATCTGCTTTTCTTGTAGAAAGAGTTGCATAAGTATCCATTTGATCTCCAACTTGTTTACCTAAATATTTTACATAATCTAAATTTTTAGGTAGTTGATCTAATCTTTCATCAAACTTAGGTATAAATTTAGTTAACTTTTTTTCTGCTACTAGCTTGTTAAAATTAATAAAGTCTCCACGTTTAGAATAACTAGCTAATTCATTAAAAACAGAAGAGGGAATTTTAGACAAAGAAAGAACCTCAGTTTCATCTGGTGTAATAGTTTGTAAAAAATTATCTAACTGCCCTGGTTGTCTTTTAAACGTATCCATAGCAAAATTAAGATCTACTACTTCTTTTTCTTTTACCTTTCTAAGAAAAGTTTTTACATTACTATTAAGAAATGTTTTTGCTCCTTCAGAGTAATATTCATTAGCTTGACGTAAAGCATCAAATCCTCTTTGTACTTTTTCTATACCCATAATATCTTTTTTAGAAGTTGCCTCTGCTAAATCTAAACCTAGTTGAACTTGTTTTGCTTCTATTGATTTATTAATTTGTTCTATAACTCTACCGATATCATTATCTAATATTCCTGGAGCAACAGATGGGTCTTTAGATAAAGATCTTAAAGCTTGTCTTAAAGAATTAATTTCTTTGATGGTAAATGCTTTTTGTTGCGATGGTTCGTGAACAAAAACTCCTGCTTTTTTTGAGTCTTTTACAAAACCAATTTTTTTTCTTAATTCCACCATTATTGGAGAGTCAAAAAGATTTGCAGATTTGTCTGCCCTTTTAAAAACATCTTTCTGTAAATCTTCAATTAGTTTAACTAATCCAGGCAAAGCATCTATTTTACTTCTTTTACCTGTGCCAATTAAACTTTCTGCATTTCTAAACAACGCATCAGAGTCTGTTTTCCATAACTTAGAAGCACCTTCATATAATGTTTCAAAAAAAGATGCTTGCGTTTCATTTGGCACACCCTTAGTAACAATATTATCTAACTCATCTAATTCTTTTTTAATAACATCATTTAATCTACCTTGAGCTTGTTTAAAAGCTTTATTAGGATCTTTCATATCATTTGCTATAATAGAACTTACATCTTCTGCTTGTGCTTTTAATGTTTGTTTTAATTCTGTTTCTGATAAATTACCTGCATTAAACTCATCAAAAACTTTTTTTACATAATTACGATTAGCAACTGCGGCTCCTCTATTAGGAATAATAGCTTCGTAAATAGCCTGCATTCTTCCTAAAAAAGCTTTACCACTAACTTCACTAATATTGGGTCTTGCACCTTCTTTTATAGCTGTTCTCATTTCAAAACGTGCTTCTTCTGTAGCAACTTTTCTTGCTTCTTTTGGACTAGATCCTAAATCAATTAACTCATCTACTCTCGCTTCATTAGGTTTTGGCCCTGGTCCTTTAATAATTCTTCTTGCTCCTGCAAACAAACCTCTAAAGATACCTTCTCCTAAAGCCATTGTTATACCTTCTTTAGCAATATCTCCATATATCTCATCTCTAGTTTGATCTTGTAAACCTTCAAAATATTCTTCAGAAACTAATTCATCATACGCTTTACCTGTTGCACCTGCTACACCCATAATCGCCATTGATGGTAATATACCAACACCTGTAAATGCTAAACCTGCGGCAGTAGTAGCAATCAATGGACCACGATATTCACCACCAAATCTACTTAAATCATATCTTGAAAAACCTTTTTTGTTTACACGTATAGTTCCTTCTTCTGGTAAATTATATTGACGTTTTTTTTCTGTAGATATATTATCTAACAATAACATATAATCATTAGTGCCTAACTTTTGAAAAGTACCATCACCAAACTCTTGAGTTAATCGCATCTCTCTACCTTTGTCATTGTCCGCTTTACCATAAAAGTATTGAAAGGCATGACTTTGCACTTCACCATCATTAGTAACTAAATCTTTTTGTTGTGCCTTTTCACTAGTTTGCTGTTCAGTTTCTAATAATCTTTGTTTATTAGCCTCTGCAAAAATTTCTGGAGCGTATTTAGGTTTAGCCTCTTGAAACAGTTCAGGTTTTTTTGCTTGCATACCTTGAAGAGTTTTTTTAATTGATTCTTTATCCATATCTCCAAAATCAATGGTTTGACCTGAAGGTAATGTTAATAATGTCATGTTTGAGTACCTTTTGGAAAAGAAAGTTCTGTTTTAAAATCACCTGCTCCATCATCTCCATCTGGATCCCATATATCAGAAATTTTAATTGCTTGTCCTCCTCTACCTGTAAAACCAAAAGTTAAATCATCTCTTATGCCTTTTAGCTGTTCTTTAGGATCTAAAGTTTTTATATCAACATCTTTTATTTTTAAACCATCTTCAAATTTTCTTTCAAGTCTATTCATTGTTGTTGTATTAGATACAATTCCTTTTTTAATTTGACCATCCAAAAATGTCATCATATCTTGAACTTCTTTTAAACTTTTAGTAAAATCTCCTCCTCGTAGAACTTGAGATGTTAACTCTTCCACTCTTTTTCTGTCTTGATCAGAAATAGTTTTAGTGCTTTCATTTAAAATTTCAACAAGCATTGTAGTACCGATTTGTTTCATTTTTGCATTAAAAATTTTTAATTTACCTTCATTTCTTAATGCATTTAATTCACCTCTATTAAGACCAGCAAGGTTAAGAGCTTTATCTGCCATAGTTCCTAAGTAACCTTTTGCTCCTAAAATAGCATCAGGATCATCCATAAGTATTGCTGCTGCTTCTCCTAACTGAGCACGCATTCTTAAACCTGTATAATAACCCTCACCTGATTTTTGATAAGTTTCCATATTTTTATCAAACTCAGCACTTTTAATTCCTTGTCCTAACTGTTCCTTTTTAAAAGCGGCATTAGCTACTTCAATAAGTCTTAGATTATCTGAAAAAGTTCTTTCACTTTGTTTTATTTGTCCAAAAGCACTTTCTGAAGCTAACGTTCCAGCAGGAATATTTTTAAATTCATTCGTTTCCATTTCTCCTCTGGTAAATTCAAAAAAATCATTTTTACCGTATTTTTTACCTTTATATGTAAAAGGTTTTAACACTACTCTTCCTGGAGCATACGTTCTTCCCTCTTTTGCTAATTGGTCTGATAAAGCTAAATCTCTTGCTCTATCTTGATCTACTTTACTTATACCATATTTAGCTGCAGCTATATTTATTTGTTGATTAAAAGCTCTTTCTTGCTCTTTGTTTTTAGCAAACTTTTTTACTAACGGTTGTAAACCATTGGATATATTTTCTAAGGCTCTAGGACTTTGACCTCCCATAATAGCTAATCCAGCTTCCATAATAGCAAAACCTTTTTCTTCTTCAGTCATACCTTCAAATTTAGGCATAGCTTTTTTAAACTCTTCTGTGTAATCTTCAATACTTTTTTCCGTTTCTTCTTGATTACCTTCTTCTGCATTTTTGTTTATGTTTTGAATTGTTTCATCCATAGCAGTTTTAGCTTCTTCATTTTGATTAACAGGTTCTTGAGTTGTTTTATCTAAAATTGCGTTCACTCCTTTTTCATTTGCAATAGTTTCTGCATTCTGATTATCTTGTTGATCCTCTGATGTTTTAGCTACACTTGTTTTTTCTTGTTTAGCAAAAGGAAAAGTAAACTCTTCTGTTTTGATATCTTTATCAGAAGCATCTTTGCCTTCTATACTTTTAGTTATTTCTTCTATTCTTTGTGCCTCTGCCTCTTTTATAGATTTTTTACTTTGTTCTCTTTGTTTATCAGTAATAGGGTCAATACTTGTTTTATTTCTTTCTATTTCTTCAGAAGTCAATTCTCTAGGAACAGCTCTACCTATCTGATCAACTGCTTTTTGAAGTTTACTGTCTATTTCTTTTCCGTAATTTGGATTTTCATTATAAACTTTGTAAGCCGTTTCCATTATTTTACGTGGATCTTTTTTAGGGTTCTTTTTTATTAACATATCCACTGCTCCTAATTGTCCAACACTAAAAGATTTTGTAAGAGCATCTTTTGTAAAAATACTTCTAATTGCTGATGGTATACCCTCTCCCCCTGGTATAAGGTCATAAAAATCTGCTTTAATATTTGACCTTGGATAAAGATTTTGATAAAGATTTTGTAAACCTCTTCCTAATTTTAAGTCTAGATCTCTAAGTCTAGATGTAGTTCTACCCGTAGGAACATCCACTGTACCACCTTGATTAAAGTTCAAAGGAGACATACCACCTTGTGGATTACCTGCACTTTGTGCAACCATATCTACCAGTGGTTGTGAAGATGCCATAATACCAACGGCTTCTTCAGGTGCGGCAGGTTTCATCGGAGCTAGTCCACCACCTTGAAAGTATTTTCTATTTGCTACTGTTGATCGTACGGGTTTTCTCATTAACTACTACTCGGTTTAAATATAGACTCAAACGGATTACCAAAAGATTTTATACCACCAAGAACCACGGTTCCTGCACCAATAGCCTGTGATAATGGACTAGGTGATGGTGCCACAGTTGAGCCTAATACAGACTGCGCAGAACCTATATTAGGTTTAAAGATATCACTTGTAAAACCAATTCTTTGATAAGGTTCATAAATCTGTTGTAGTTGTGACTGTCTAGCCGCATCTAGCTCTGTTTGAGCTTGTTGTTGTCTTAAATTACCAAGACCAGATAACAACTGTGTCTGTGACTGTGTCAATGCTTGACCTGCACCTGCTAACTGTTGTTGTGCCTCACCAAACGCACCTATGCCTTGACCAAGTCTTTGTGCTTCTTGACCTGTAGTCTGTCCTATACCTGTTAACAATTGGCTAACCTGTTGTTGTCTTTGTTGTTGGTTCTGGAACGCATTTTGTGCTTGTTGAAAATTCTTTGACATATCTTCAAAAATACGTCTGCTTTGCATATCAGTTAAGTTTCTCTGTAATTCTGCTAACTGTAACTGTCCTCTGTCACCACCAAGTGCACCTATACCTGCCTGTTGAGCAAGTAGTTTATTTCGTTCCATATCGGCTTGTCTAGCTAACTCAGCAGTTGCCTGCTCTGTAACAAGGCTTTGATACGGATCCATTAAAGCTTGTATGTTTGCCTGTGTTGGTAATTCGTCTGCACCTCTTGCAGTTGCCGCAGCTTCTTCTAATAATCCTGGAACACCCGTTGCTTGTGATTTTAATGTCGCTAATCCCTCATCGATAGTGCCTGCACCTTTGGTAAAGTACGGCATAAAAGAACCAATACCTGCACCAGTTTCAATCGCTTGTGTAGTAAGTGGATCTTGAGATGCAACCTGTATATCAGGGACATCAATTGGTGTTTCACCTCTTGCTAGTGCTTGGTCTAGTATTTTTCTTTGTATCTCCTCTAAAAAGGGAGCTTGTCTTACTATACTAGATGTTGTTGTTAACTCAGCCATAAGCAGGACCTCCTTCAAATCTTCTCATTAAATCATACATTCTTGCAGCACCTGCGTTTCTATCTCCACCACCTGCGTTTCGTACTGCCTTGGCAGTCATAACAAATTCACCGTCAGATAGTTTAGCGTTTATATCATCAGAAGTACCTGTTCCTGGTCCGATGACTTCACCACCACCTGCAAAATTAGCAAGATATCTTTGTGCATCTGCTAATGATATACCTGCAATATTAGCTAGAGTTTGCGGGCTATCAGCATAAGGAGAAAAGATGCCCGCTTTTTGTTTTAACGATTGTGCTTCTGCACTGTTTTTATCTGCTAATGCTAAATATTGGTCATAAGCAGTTCTTTGTGGTGCAGATAATTTATTTAAATCTTCTTCTGGTAGTTCACCCTCTGGTGTTAAAGCATATGCTAAAGCTCCAGCTCCACCTGCTACAACAAACGGATTTTTTACAAGTTTCTTAGCTATCTCTCCTGCGGTTCCTGAGAAAATACCACTGGATGTTGTTCCTGCTGCATCACCTATTGGTTTTAAGCTTGTGCTAGATCCTGCTATATCTGATGCTCCTGCTGCTTGAAGTTGTTGATCAACTGTCATACCACCACTACTTGGCGGTCCTGCCGTATCAACTCTTACACTTCCTGCGTTAACGCTACCATCTGGGTTAACTCCTTCTATTGAAGCATAACCTCTACTAGGTTTTGCACTACTGCTAGAAAGTTCTGGGTTAATGTTTTGAGCTTGTATTGTTTGTGGAACTCCATAATTAGCTGCTGCCCCTTGATAACCAGGAAATAATGCAGATCCAATACCTGCAAATTTATTTGCACCTAATTCTCTTGCACTTTCTCTAAATAACACGTTTGCCCCTCTTGGACCAAAAATACCTTGAGCTAACGGATTTTGTGGGCCACTACTAAAAAGATTACCTGCGGCTTCAATAGGAGACAACGCTCCTTGTTTTAATCCTTCTAAGAATGATTTACCATATCCTGCTGTTGAGCCTTGTGAAAAAGCTTTTGCCGCACCACCTGCCACGGCTTGACCTGCATACGCCATAGCCGCACTCTTAAAAGCATCGGACATTGAACCACCTTGTATCTTTGTCATCAAAGCAGATGCAAGAGGTCCACCTACGCCCGGAGCTATCATATTACCAACTATGGGTACAATAATAGGGGCGGCTTTTTTAATAATTTTTCTAACGGCTCTAAAAGCTTTTTTAAAGAAAAATTCTGGTTGACCAGTTATAGGGTTGATTGAGTTTAAATTATTACCTACTACATATCGGTTTGGGTCTTTAATACCCATCATACGCATTTGCGTGAATAATTGATTTTTTAATTCTGGATTAGCGTTAAGTATTTCTGCTGGTATAACGGTTTCGCCTTCGGCGGCGTGTACCATATATGTATCTCCATATCTACCTAATGATGCTAAACCTGAAGCAACGGATTGAACAGTTGGTTCACCTGAATATTTAGGACTTGTCTGCTCCATTATGAAATCTCCAAAATACTTAGAAATGCATTAATTACACTTCCTGTTGCACAATTTAATATGAGCGTATCACTTTCCTCTAAAACAAACGGAGCAGTGAGGGACGTTTCTCCAGCGGCAGCCATAGTACTCTTATCTATAATGACTGTTGTAGAAGCAGAGCTATCTCGTATACTTATAATAACATCTACTGTTCCACTATGATTATTATACAAATTTATATTTTTTACAATAGCTTGTGTAGCGGTAGGGCACGTATATATTGTGGTATCTGATGTCCCTGATACTACTGTTGCTACATTTTGAAACGAATTTGCCATATTTTAACTCATAAACCAAGAAACTGACCTAGATCCATCTAAGCTTTCTACCTCTTGAGGAAACTCTTTTTTAGTCAAAGCAGTCTCTATATCTCGTAATATTCTTTGAAATGTTATTACATCATACTCATCTGGAGCATCTGCAAAACTTTGTTCTAACAATTTAGCCATTACCTTCTCCCATCTTTTCTAATATCTAATCGTAAATCTCCAAGTGTCCACGCAACATCTGCGGTATTACTTTCTATTCTAACTACTGCCTGTCTTGTTCTAGCTCGCAAGAAAGACTGATCAGTGGTAGAAGTAACTGTATTAGTAGAGTTTGTTGTTAAACTTTGACCAGGAAAGTTTCTAGTCTTAATAATATATTGAACAGATGCATCAGAGTTATTTAACGATACATCTGGTATTAATCTATTTACAAACATAAATTCATTACCATCGCCTAAATCAAAATCAGCAGATTCTATAAAACTTGTCATAGGAGTTCCATCATCATTCTGACCTGTTTCGTGCGTATAGACAAATTGTGTTCCACTCACAGAACCAGTGGCTCTTGGATTATCGTGTATACCATAATCAACCCAAGCTGTTCGTACCATAGTGCCAATATCCCAAGTATTTTCTGTGTAGTTGTATTTTACATAACGATCTATTTCTGTTGAGTCACCAGATACATAAAACCAAAATACCTCATCAAACATTCTATTTGATGCAGCAAAAAATTTAAAACTTTGTTGTAAGTTAATATCATCAAAAACATAACGCAGTACAGTACAAGGTATAACTTGTAACTTACCAGTGTATGCATAAAAATTTTCTCTATCCATCCAAAACACTCTATCTCCAACAGTTGTAATAGCGTTTGGTCCTACAATAGAAACGTTACCTGCAAGCAAGGTAAAACTAAAAGTAAATGGTGGTCCTACAAAACGCATAGCGTGTAAGTTAGCATCTGTTAATATTAATATTTCTTGCCTTGTTTTTCTTGCTGTAATAATTTCTGAACCAGAAGATATTCTTTGACCGCCTGCGGTATTAGTAGCAGTGGGTGTCCAGTCAAATGGGTTTTCTTGATCAGACCAACGAACTTGTAGTAAATCTTGTTCTGTTTCTCCTCGAGGGTTAGACGCTAAAGCGATAACGTGTCTGTCAGAAGGAGATACCATAATTTTTCTTACAACTGTAGGACAGTCAGATGCTCCTGCTTGAGAGGCTAAACTAGAACCTCGTGTAGAAGTACCAAGTGTTTTATCCCAGTAAAATGGTGTACCATCAAACACATTAAATATTAAATCTTCACCCCAGTTATCTTGAGACCATAAACGTATATTTTGACCAGTAGATGCAGAAGTTAAAGATCCCTCGCCCCATCCAATAAAATCATTTGCTTCTTTTACAGATACGCCACTACTATGTGCTACAGCAGTTGTGCCTCTTGCTCCTCGAGCAACTCCTGCATCAAGCGTATTTGTAGATTTACCTGTGTATAAAATTAACTCATCTTCTATTAATATTAGTCCTACAAAAGTAACTGCATCGGTGCTACTATGTGCTGCTATAGTAGAGCCATCAGAAGCTCTTGTTAAAGAACCAAATGTATTTCCTGTTTTTGTTGCGTATCGTATAAACTCACTATTTATTTTTATAGTGCCTTTAGATGGAAAAGAAGAGGCGTCTGCTACGGTAACACTCGTACTATACACATCTAAATCAGAACTTAATGTAGTAGATGCAGTTTCAAAATCAGAAGCACTAGTTAAAGGTATAGAGGTAACAGAATTATTAATGCCTGTAGATAATGTGGTTGCAGAGTAAGTGGAGGCAGTACCACCCCAAAAACCTGCACCCCAACCTGTGCCTGAAACAACCGTTCCTAAACCTGTATTAATTTGATATTGAGCCAATACAGAAGAACCACCTCCTGCGGTAGAACCAGATGATGCACTTCCTGTTGTAGTTATGACATAAGAGTTTGCATCTATAACTTGTGTAATTTGATGTTCTTTATTTATTTGATCAGCGGTTATTCCATCAACAGCAGTTGCTCCACTGTAAGTAACATAATCATTTACAACGGCTCCGTGACTTGCGTGTGTAACCGTTAAATTACTAGTTCCTGCATCACCAGTATAAAATGGATTAGCTCCTAAAGTAACGGTAGATCGAATAGGAGTAATATCATTATAACCTCCTCCTTCTTCAATATAAAATTTTGCTTCAGTTCCTAAACCCATAAATTTAGAACCATCTAAAGCCGCCCAAACGTGTAACGACCTGCCAGTACCATCGTAGTTATTACTACTTAATCGAGACCATCCTCCCATTTTTTCAGGACGACCTTTTCTAAATCGTATTAAATTAGAATTAAACCAACCAAATTCATTGGCATAAGATGTGGTTTCTCTATTAACCCCTGGTTTAAAAGGTATTTTTTTTAAAGGCACAACTAACCACTCTTTCTCGGTCTGCCTCTTTTTTTCTTAGGCTTACACTCACAAAGTTTACCAAATAGTCTTTGTTTTATTTTACCTAATATAGTCTTTAACTGTGCTATCACTTGTCCACCTATGTATTCTTGCTACTGTTTTTACTGTAGCATCACTATTTAACTCGTCTGTATACAATACTTTAAATGCATCCATATCACTAGCATTAGTAATTGCTGTTTCTATTTCTGCACAATCTGTTCGTATTGAAGCAACATAAGTTTTTACTGCATCTGGTATAGCTTTACTACTATCATAAATACTTCTTTCTACTAA